CTTTTGCCGACGAGAAAATTGGATGTCGCTAAAGACAAGCGATGGAATACCAAAAAAATGAATTCCGAGGTGCTACAAGGGATTTTGCAGGGCGAAAGTATGCCGGAGATTGCCGAGCGGCTGCAAAAAGTTGAGCGCATGAATGCCGAATCCGCTATCAGAAACGCAAGAACGATGGTAACTGGCGCGGAGAATAAAGGCAGAATGGATATGCTATACCGCGCGCGTGACGCTGGAATTGATGTAAAAAGGAGATGGATTGCAACAAAAGATAACCGAACGCGTGATTGGCACGCAGAGCTTGATGGCGTTCTGAAAGATTTAGACGAGCCGTTTGTAAATTCCGTTGGTGAAATCATGTACCCTGGCGACCCCGGCGCAAGCGGTGCAAATGTATATAACTGCCGTTGCAGTCTGGGATATGAAATTATTGGCTTTAGAAAGGTTGGTAGACGATGAGCAGCGTTATTTTTGAGGACAACAGCGAAGAGGTACTTGCCGCCATGAAAAGGGCGCTCGTTCGTGGATTAGAAGCGATCGGCATGAAGGCGGAAACGTATGCGAAAGACAACACACCTGTCAGAACCGGCCGCCTTCGGAACAGCATGACACACGCCGTCGATAATGACGAACCCGCCGCTTACGTTGGTACAAATGTAAATTATGGGATTTTTGTCGAGAACGGAACGCAAAAGCAAAAAGCGAATCATATGCTTAAGCGAGCCGCGACAGAGCATGGAGACGAGTACAAGCGTCTGCTGGGAGAAAGCATGAGAAACGCATGACAGCTACCATTTGACAAAAAATATTACAGGCTGTATAATGAAATAAACAAACAGTAATTTAACGGCAGGGCAATGCCGCCGAAGTAAATGGAGGTTACTGCAAGATGAGTTTGACCAGAAAGATGCTCAAAGCAATGGGCATTGAAGATGAAAAAATTGACCAGATTATTGAAGCGCACACAGAAACCGTTGACGCGCTAAAGGAGCAGCGCGACGGCTATAAAGCTGATGCCGATAAGCTGCCGGACATCCAGAAAAAGCTGGGAGAAACTGAAAAGCAGCTTGAAGCAAACGGAAAGGATAGCTATAAGGTAAAATATGATGCGCTGAAAGAAGATTTTGAAAATTACAAGAGCGCACAGACCGCAAAGGAAACGCATGGCGCAAAGCTGGCGGCTTATCGCAAAATGTTGAAAGATGCAGGCATTTCCGAAAAGCGACTTGATAGCGTGCTGAAAGTTTCGGACGTTGACGGTGTTGAGCTTGACGAGCATGGGAATATCAAAGATGTTGATACCCTGTCAAAAAACGTTAAGACCGAGTGGGCTGATTTTATCGTGACCGAAACTGCTACCGGCGCAAAGGTTGATAACCCGCCCGCAAACAACGGCGCAAAGAATACGCCGAAAACGCTGGCAGATGCGCTGCGCGAAAAATATGATCGAAAGGAATAAATAATTTATGGCTATTACCCTTGTAGAAGCAAAGGTCGGCATGGCTGACCGCGTCGACCAGATGGTGGTTGACGAATTTAGACGTTCTTCCCTCCTGCTTGATAATCTCGTTTTTGATAACGCGATTTCTCCTGGCACTGGTGGTTCCACGCTGACTTATGGTTATATCCAGCTCAAGACCCCGAGCACGGCTTCGGTTCGAACCATCGGCAGCGAGTACACCGCTGGCGAAGCAAAGCGCGAGGAAAAGACCGCAAAGGCCGTCATCATGGGCGGCTCTTTTGAGGTCGACCGCGTGCTTCAGGAGACTTCCGGCGCGATTGACGAGCTTGCTTTTCAGGCGCAGCAGAAAATTAAGGCGACGAGCAACTATTTCCACAATCTTGTTATCAATGGCACGTCTGCCGCTTCCGGTGCTGGATATGTCACCAACACTTTTGATGGCCTGAAAAAGCTGCTTAACGGCACGTCGAACGAATTTACGACAGATATTGATCTGTCTGATTCCGCGAAGGTGACGAGCAACGCTAATGCGTTTGTCGATCAGCTCGACCAGCTTGTTCACGCGCTTGATGGCGACGCGACCATGCTGCTGATGAACGGCGAAATGCTTCTCAAGGCTCGCGCCGCTGCCCGCAGAGTTGGCTACTATGAGCGCACTAAGGACGATTTTGGCCGTGTGGTCGAAACGTTTGCGGGTATCCCGATGTTCGACATGGGCAAGTATTACAACGGTACTTCTTCTGTCGATGTTATTGGCACTTCTACGCCGAGCGCTTCTGCTGCTGGCACTTCCAGCATTTATGCTGTTAGTATCGGCCTTGACGGTTTCCACGGCATTTCTCCGACCGGCACGAGCGTGATTTCCACCTTCATGCCGGATATGTCTCAGCCTGGCGCTGTCAAGAAGGGCGAGGTCGAGCTTGTCGCTGGCGTTGTTCTCAAGAACACGCTCAAGGCTGCGGCTCTGAACGGCGTTGTTCTCAAGCCGAAAGCTGGCGGCTAATAAAAATTTGAAAAAGGGCGGTGCGAGAAATGCTGTTGGATGATATGTGTGCTATTTGCCGGAATTATTTTTGCGATGATTCTGCAAAGCATAAAGGGACTTTTTCAGTCAAAAACGGCGTTCTCGCGCCGCTTGACTATCTTGCGGAAGGACAATACTTCCGAATTGCGGGGAGCGTCTTTAACGACGGAGTGCATCAGCACCCCGCGCCGGATTTGACGGACGAGGTGTTTGATGGGGAAGTCTGGCCTATGCGCTTGCCTCCGGCGTTTTTGGCCTTGGCTGGGGAAATCGACGAATACAAGCAAAAGACAGATGGTGGAGGCGCTTCGCCGTACACGTCTGAATCTTTCGGTGGGTATTCTTACGAAAAAGCAACCGACGCAGATACGGGCGCCCCGCTTTCGTGGCAGGCCGTGTTCGCGTCGAAGCTTAACAGATGGAGGAAAATTTGATGTCGCTGTTGGAAGAAAGCATGAGAGACTGCGTGTTTCTCGACAAAACGACGCATGATAATCCAGAGGGCGGGTATGACGTTATCTGGAAAGATGGCGCAACATTTCAGGCCGCGATTGTATGCAATAATAGCATGGAGGCACTCACCGCACAGAAAGCGGGCGTGACCTCCAATTACACAGTCACGGTTCGCAAACCTGTTGTGCTGACATATCACACCGTTTTCAAGCGGCTGGAGGATGGTAAAATCTTTCGCGTCACCTCTGACAGCGACGATGTGCAGACACCGGCGCGATCAAGTTTTCATGTCGCGCAGGTGACTGCCGAGGAATTTACGCCTACTTGATAAGGTGATGCGGAAAATGACAAAAGAAGCAGCACTTTACGATTTTTATAAGCAATTTCTTCCGCCATATGAGGAAAATACCGTACCGGACGGCGCGGAATTGCCTTATTTGACTTATAACATGGTAACCGGCGGTTTTCGTGACGGAGAATGTGCGTTGACTGTGTCAATTTGGTATCGAGATACAAGTTGGGAAAAATGCAACGCAAAGGCACGGGAAATTGCAACTAAAATCCCTGAAAGCGGCGCGTGGATTGAGTGCGACGACGGCGCGATTTGGCTGAAACGCGGCAGCCCGTTCGCGCAGAATATGCCGGATGACGACAGGGACATTCGGAGAAAGTATTTCAATCTTACCGCCGAATATGTCACAACGATTTAACGAAAGGAATGAAAGCAATTTGAAATTCACGAAAATTCCTTCTGATACTTTCCAGAAGCTGCAGATTAACGCAGCTATCATTTGCAGCGATTTCACCCCGGCAACCGGCACGGTCGGCGAAAGCGGCCAGATTGGCGCAACCACTGGCGGCATCAATTTTACCGCAACACCGACTTATACCGATTTTGGCGAGGATATCGACAACTGCCCGAAGAACATGAAGGAACTCAAAAAACTCGACAGTTGGGAAGCAAAATGCTCCGGAACTTATGTCACGCTTGACACCGCCGTTGCTAAGTCTCTGCTCGGCGCGGCTGATATTGGCACGACCGATACGACGAAGGTCACGCCGCGCAACGGCCTCGCGCAGGCGGACTTTGACGACATTTGGATTGTGGGCGATTACTCCGATAAAAACGGCGAGACGAACGGCGGCTACGTGGCAATCAAGCTCATGAACGCGCTTTCCACTGGCGGCTTCCAGCTTCAGACCGCCGACAAAGCTAAGGGTCAGATGGCGTTTGAGTATACCGCACATTATTCTATGAATGCGCAGGAAACCGTTCCATTTGAAATTTACGTCAAGGCTGGCACGGCCGAGACTGCTTAACGTAATAATTTAAGGAGGCAAATTATTATGAAACTTTCCGAACTTGATACTTCTCGTGCGGCTGATGTGCTTTGCGAGGCTGGCGCTTATGCGCTTAACATCCTGACTGATGAGGAGCTTGCAGCAGAGCTTAAAAGCAAGATTGACAGCTCTGGCGAACTGTCGCGGCTTGAACTTTACACTTTCGGCGTACAGAAGATTAGTGCGCTTCTGCCGATCATCCTGAAAAAGCACCGCGACGATGTGTTTGGCATCCTCGCGGCTGTGAATGGCTGCGCTGTCAAAGACGTTGCGCACCAGAACATCATGGCCACGATGCAGCAGGTTAAGGAACTTGCGTCGGACAAGGACATGATCGATTTTTTCAAATCCTGCGCGTCGGTGGAGACGAATGCCTAATTTGCCTGTTGGGCGCGCCTAAATGCAGTGTACATGGGCTGATTGTTTTATTGCCTAAATTAGTAAAAAGTAGGCTTGAGCAATCAGCCTATCGTCTATACACCGCCGAGTGTCTGCGGATGATTACCAAAAACACCGCAAACTTTAACGGCGGGGAATTTATCAAAGCAAAGTTTGAAGACATTGTGAATCCGAAGCCGGTGGACAATCGACCGGCAGAGGAAATCGCGGCTGATGTTATCAAACGTTGTGGTCTGGTGGTGAAAGATTGAATCTTTTTAACCTTTTTATCAAAATCGGGGCTGACATTTCCGGCGCACAAGAGGGTATTAAGAAAGTCGGGGATGAAGCAACAAACCTCGATTCAAAGCTGGCAAATGCGGCTAAAGGATTCGGCAAATTTGCGGTAAAGGCTATCGGCTGGGCATCAACCGCCGTGTCCGCTGTCGGCGGCTATGTCACAAAAGTGGGCGCGGATTTTGAATCGGCTATGTCGGAGGTCAGTGCTATTTCCGGCGCGACCGGCTCGGAATTGGATGCGCTGACGCAAAAAGCAAAAGAAATGGGCGCGTCCACGAAATTTAGCGCGTCTGAGTCCGCCGAAGCCTTCAAATACATGGCAATGGCTGGCTGGGAAACATCGGATATGCTTGACGGCATTTCTGGCGTTATGAATCTTGCGGCAGCTTCCGGCGAGGACTTGGCAGAAGTTTCCGATATCGTTACGGATGCTATTACTGCTTTCGGCCTGCAAGCGTCCGATTCCACACATTTCGCTGACGTTCTGGCAGCGGCATCTAACAGTGCAAATACCAATGTTTCAATGCTCGGCGCATCATTTAAATATGCCGCGCCTGTGGCTGGCGCGCTTGGTTATAGCATCGAGGACGTATCTGTTGCCCTTGGCTTGATGGCAAGCAGCGGTATCAAGGCCGAACAAGCAGGTACATCTATGCGCGCAATTCTTTCGCGTCTTGCTAAGCCTACGAAAGAAGTAAATGATGCGTTTTCCGAGCTGGGTATTAGCGCGTCAGAAGCACTGACAAACGCCGACGACAGCATGAAGCCGCTGTCAGAGACAATCGAAATCTTGCGGGACAGCATGAGTGGGCTAGACGAAGCAACCAAAGCGTCCGTTGCGTCTGGAATCGCTGGCACAGAGGCAATGTCCGGCTTGCTCGCAATCGTAAATACTTCGGATTCAGCTTTTGAAAATTTAACAGAATCGATCAATAACGCCGACGGAACTGCGCAGCTAATGGCCGACACGATGAACGACAACCTTAATGGCGCGATTAAAATCATGAAATCGGCCATTGATGATTTCGGAATTTCGCTTTATGAGACATTTTCTGTAAAAGCAAAAGACGGCGTAAAAACACTGACAGATTACATTTCCCGCCTGCAAAAAGCGTTTGAATCTGGCGGTATGCAAGGTTTTTTGACCGAGTTTGATTCCGTCATGACTGACGCGCTCGGTGTTGTGACCGAGTATCTTCCTAAAATTATCAGCGTCGGCGGCTCTGTTGTTGGCTCTCTCGCAAACGGCATCATTCAAAATCTTCCCGCTCTTGTTGATGCGGCATCTGAAATCATTATAAATTTCGTTGATAGCATCACAGCAAAAGCCGGTAACATTGTCAGCTCTGGCGCTACTATTGTGACTAATCTCGCCGACAGTATTTCCAAATTCGCTGTGAAGCTAATTCCGGCTGTTACGGCCCTTTCCTATACGCTCGCCAAAGAACTCTCGAATCCGTCTACACTTTCCTCCATTATGGGCGCGGCACTTGAAATCATTATGTCGCTAGTAAACGGTTTTATGGACGCGATGCCGATTATTGTTCAGTCAGCTCCTGTTATCATCGGGAATCTTGTAGCTGGTTTGATCGTTGCGCTCCCGCAAATTATTGATGCTGGTATTGAGATTCTGATGTCGCTTGTGAACGGGATTCTTGATACTATTCCCAGCCTCGTTGCGGCTATTCCAACCATCACCATGGCGATTGTTAACGGTATCTTGACAAACCTTGACAAGATCATACTCGCAGCTATTCAAATCACGCTTTCCATCGCCATGGGCATGATAGAGGCGATTCCTAGCATGATTACGCAGCTGCCAAGAATCTTTCTGGCGATTGTGAACGCTTTTAAGGAATTTAACTGGAAGAGCATCGGTTCAGACTTGTTGACGGGCATCTGGTACGGCATAAAAGATAAGGTCGAGTGGCTCAAGGGCAAGGTTCAGGGCGTTGTCAATAAGATCAAGGGCTGGTTCACGGGCAAAGACGGATTCGATGAACATTCACCGTCGAAGTGGTCGAAGAAGGTGTTCCAGTATGTTATGGACGGCGGCGCGAACGGCATCGATGCTGGTATGCCCGGTATGATGTCCGCAGTTGGCGGTGCTGTTGATAGTATTAAAAACGGATTTGACGTTGGCACGATCAGCGCGAACGCGACCGCTTCTGGCAGCGCGCAAAACAACATTCGCGCGGCTATCCATGACGAGATCAGCAAGATCGGCATCTATCTTGACGGCAACACGCTCGTTGGTGGCATCTCTGATCGCATGAATCAGGGGCTTGGCAGCATTTATGTTGGCAGCGAAAGGAGGGCGATGGCCTGATGGGAGAACTTTTGACGTTTATGATGCGCTTGCACGGCTCTAGCATATGGGACGAGATTGTGCCCGATACCGGCAAGCAAGTGGCAGTCGTGTCCGCGACTATCAACAACCCGGCGGTAAAAACGGACACGGTAGACATCAACACATATGACGGCGTGCTCGACTTTTCTGGCGTGCAGGGCATCCATTACGGCAACCGCGACATCAAAGTCACCTTGCGTAAGATTGCTGGCTCTACTTATGATTTTGACGCACTGCGCAGAAAGTATCTCGGGCAGATCGTAGACTGCCGGTTTGAGACAACCAGCGGGTACTACTACTACGGCAGACTGACGGACATTGAGGACGATTATCAGCAGGATTTTCGCACCATAACGCTGACGATTGACGCGAATCCATTTAGACAGCCTGTGTCTGGCGCAACAACGGTGGAAATACCTGTATACAATACAAGCGACCTTATGCCGGCTTCACAAGGAGACGCGAACATCGACACATATGCAATTGGTGGCATTGTAAATTATAGCTATACGGAAAATTCGAGCGGCAGTCACGACATTTCGATGTCCATTTCCAAGTCTGCCACAAAAGGTTATTTATATCTTACTGTTACAGGGTTGACCGCTGGGTCTAAGTATAACCTCGACGTTAAAGGAATTTATGGAAACTCATATATAACAATTCGCGCTGGTAGCAAAACAGGGGACATAATTGGGGAAAGCGAAATCAAGCAGCCAACAACATTTATTTCGCCGTCAACGGCCGTGGTGCTTGTGTTCACCACTTGGTCCAGCAGTGCAAGATTTTTGTTTGTTAGCCTGTCCTTGGCGCAATGGAAATCAACGCACATCGATGGCGGCGACCGCGTTGTTTCCCCGACGTATCTTGCGCGCGCGGACAATATCAATATAGACGTTTTTGACGAAAACGGCAATAGCGTTTCGGCGGTGCTTAAAAAGAACACGTGGATGAACCCGTATTTCGTCATACCACGTGGCGGGGCTGACGTTATCGCAACTTCCAGGGAAAGAAGCATGCCGTTGGAAATTAAGTACATGAAGGAGCGGCTATAGATGTTTGTATGCTATGTAGACGAAGCCCTGCTTTTTTCCACAATGCAGATAAGCGGCCGAGAAATTATTTCCGGCTCGCTGACGGAAGAAATTAATGCGGTCAGCTCGCTTGAATTCACTTTGCCGCCGTCAAACGACATGGCATCGCGGGTAGAACCACACACATCTGTCATTAAGCTGGAATCCGATGGCGTGGAAATCTTCCGTGGCACTGCGTCAAGCGTGAGCAAAAATTTTCGTGGTGATACCGTCGTAAGCTGCGATGGTATGATCGCGCTGATGTCCGATGTTATCAAAGAGCCGTTCACCGTTTCCTCGCGCGGAATTGAAAGCTATGTTACGGCCATTGTCAAAAATTACAACGATGGTGTTACCGCTGACAAGGAAATTAAAGTTGGACAAGTCACCGGGTTTGAAAGCCAAACATTCTCGGTTTCACACAGCAGCGAATGTAAAAACATTTTTGAACTGTTGAAAGAGCTGAGGTCGGAAAAGGGAGGCTATATTTGGGCATCCTACATCGGCGGCGATGTGTATATAAACTACACAAGAACAATCGGAAAAGAAAACAGCCAGCAAATCGCGTTTGGCTCGAATCTCGTTAATATCGAGGGGCAGCTCGAAGTCGGCACACTCGTCACGCGAGTTTGGCCGCTTGGCAAAGATGGGCTAACAATCGCAAGCGTTAATGGTGGAAAGGCGTACCTGCAAAATGAAAGAGTCGAACTGCGCTATGGGCGCGTAGACAAGACAATACAGGTTGACAGCGACGATCCATCTGTTGTAAAATCATATGGGCAGGCGTATCTAACCCGATACGCCGTGATGAACAACACCATCACCTTGACCGCGATTGACCTGCACAATCTCGACAAATCAATTTCGTCGTTTGAAGTCGGTGATTCTGTTCGTGTGCTTTCTCCCCCGCATGGGATTGATGCGGAGATGGTGGTAAATAACATTTCGACCGACTTGGTGCGGATTTCAAATTCAAGAATCACACTTGGAGCAAAAAAGGGCAGCATCACGAGCATTATCTCGTCTGGCGGCGGGGCTAGCGGCTCTTTTGGCGGCGATTCTGGCGGCGTTGGCGTTGATTATGTTATCGAGCAGGACACGACCGGCAAATGGACGTGGCGTAAATGGGCGTCCGGTATCGCTGAGATGTGGGCGACGTTCGGGACGGACACGCTGGCGATCGACGAAGCATGGGGGGCGCTGTACTTTGGCACGTGGATGCGCAGCGATGCAAACGTCTCCGCGCGAAAATATCCTTTTGCTTTTGTGGAAACACCAGCGATCAGCGCGACCTACATGGGCGGCGGATCGGATGCATGGCTGATCTCGCTTTTCAGCTCGTCTGACGATCTACTTACCGGCGCACCGGCGTATGCGCTCGCGCGGCCTAATGCCGCGACCATACTAACACCACGCATCAGTTACTACGTAGTGGGCAAGTACAAATAAATGGAGGCGGAGACCTGATGGAATTCATTGCTTGCAACACGGACAATTACCGTTCTGGGCGCACGCGGCCGGTGCAGTACATTGTGATGCACTACACGGCAAACAACGGCGACACCGCGCGCAACAACTGCGATTACTATCACTGCGCGAGCGGCCTGCAGGCGAGCGCGCACTATTTTGTGGACGAGTATGGCGCGATGCAGTCCGTGCGCGATGGCGACACGGCGTGGCACTGCGGCGCGCGGGCGTACTGGCATCCAGAGTGTCGCAATGCCAACAGCATCGGCATTGAGATGTGCAGCCGCAAGCGCGCCGACGGAAGCTACTACATCCTGCCGGAGACCGTGGCAAACGCCGTGGCCTTGGCAAAAGACATTATGCAGCGCTATGGCATCGACACCGACCACGTGCTGCGGCACTACGACGTGACGGGCAAGCGCTGCCCCATGCCGTGGGTGGACGATCCGTCGCAGTGGGCGGCATTTCTGGCCATGCTGACGCCGGAACGCCCGAACGAAGAGGAGGAAGAAGATATGACGAGATACAGGACAATCGAGGACGTGCCCGATTGGGCGCAGGACACGGTGCGCGCGCTGGTGGATGCGGGCGCGCTTAAAGGTGACGAGCACGGATGCATTGATCTATCGCGGGACATGATCCGCGGCATGGTGATCGGGCAGCGGTACGCGGACGCGCGCAGTCCCAGATATGCCACGATCGACGACGTGCCCGGCTGGGCGCGCGAGGAGACGCAGCGGCTGATCGACCGCGGCGCGCTGAAAGGCAATGAGCACGGTAAGTTGGACTTGTCCATGGATATGCTGCGCACGATGATCGTCTGCCAGCGCATGGTGGACGGAAAGTAACGGAGGGACTGTACATGAACATTAACTGGAAACTCAGATTGCAGAACAAGGCGACGTTGACCGCGCTCGTCATGGCGCTGGTATATCAGGCGCTCGGCGTGTGCGGCGTCGTGCCGCGTGTGTCGCAGGATCAGGTGACGACGATCATCGGCATGGTCATCAACATTTTGTGCCTGCTCGGCATCGTGGTCGACCCGACGACCGCGGGCGTCGGTGACAGCGTGCGGGCCATGAGCTATGACAAGCCCAAAAAATACGAATAAATAATATAGGGCGTGAAGATTTTATTGATTTTCACGCCCTTTTTTGATATATTTTGAATAGAGAGGAATTTTTACCATGATTGACCAAAATGATATTGAGCGTTTAGAAAAGATTTTTATGACCCGCGAGGAATGCAACGATGTGACCAACGGCATCGGCGGTAAGTTGGCAAAAGATTCGACCAGGTTCGCCGTGCTTGAAGAACGAATGAAGGTAAATAACTGGCTGACAACCGGCATCTGCGCCGGTATTATCGCACTGCTGATTAAAGTATTTTTGGGAGGCTGATAAAATGCCGGATTGTAACACCTGCAAAGCAAAAAAGAGCCTGCCTAATGTTCCGTATGTTGTGCACGAAGGGGTAATGTTTCGACTGGAGCGCGTTATTAAACGGCTTTGGATTGCACTGGTTATGACAATTATTTTGCTTGTAGGCACAAATATTTTTTGGATTGCTTATGAATCGCAATTTGAAGATTCGGTTACCATCACGCAAGAAAACGACGACGGTTATAATAACTACGTCGGGAATGACTGCGATATAATCAATGGCTAAACAAACAATCATTAGAACGCGCAAGCGAAAAACAGGCGGCAGCTCCGGCTATATCAAGTGTAATATCTGCCACGGAACTGGCCGCGTAAAAGCCACAAAGAAAAAGAAAGGGGGCAAATAATGCTTCCCGATTTTGAAATCATTCAGCACCGATTCCCGAAAAACGAAGATTTGACCATTGTTCCCATCAGCGACGTGCATCTCGGCGCGGCTGAACACATGGCGAAAGAATGGCGTGAATTTTGTGCTATGGTAGAAAAAACGCCGAATATTTATATCACACTCGGCGGCGACTTGATTAACAACACCGTAAAAACTTCGATTGGAAATGTTTTCGACGAAACCATGCGGCCGCGAGAGCAAAAGCGAGTTATGACGGAAATGCTAAAACCAATTTCTGATCGAATTTTGTGTGCGGTCAGCGGCAACCACGAACGCCGAAGCGGAAAAGATATTGATGATGATCCGATGTATGATATCATGTGCAAGTTGGATTTGGAACATCTTTACCGTGAAAACATGGCGTTTGTAAAAATCCAGATTGGCAAGCTGAACGGTGACGGCAAGAAAAACCCTACTTACTGTATCTGCGTCACGCACGGTTCCGGTGGCGGCATCCTGTCTGGCGGAACGATCAACCGAAACGAGCGCTTTGGATATGTTTTAGACGGCGTTGACGCGCTGATCGTCGGGCACACTCACAAGCCGATGATTTCACAGCCCGCGAAAATCGTTGTTGACAAGTTTAATAATAAAATCAGCTTCAAGCCGTTTAAGGTAATTTCTTCAACTGCTTGGCTTGACTTTGGCGGCTATGCTGCGCAGAAAATGCTTATCCCATCATCCCATGCCTTGCAGACAATGACGCTTCGCGGGAAACGCAAGGATATCGTTATCACGATGTGAGGTGATTATATGGTATATTACGTTTCGCACTGCTATCAGGGAAATCCGGAAAATGTTCGCAAAGCTGCAAAAATCACACATGACTTGCAGATGGCAGACCAAAATAATTGCTATATTTGCCCGCTACTTGCATTTTCGCACATGGAATACGGCGAAATTGGATATGAGCAGGAAATGGAGTTGTGCCTTGATTTGCTATCGGTGTGTGATGCCATAATCGTCGCATCCAAGGTGAGCGAGGGCGTGCGACGTGAAATCGAGTTTGCAAAGATGGTCAACATGGAGGTAATTTACCTTGCCGAAACCGACTGACGAATTTGATTTTAGCCGACAGCGATGGGAGCATTTGATTGATAGCTATATTTTCAACGAGCGCGACCGCGAGATTTTGAAGCGCAGGTTGCTCGACGGCCGCACGTTTGAACAACTGGCCGCAGAATTTGATTTGAGCACGCAGCACACGAAAACCATCGTGTATAAGGCGCAGAACAAGCTATACAGACATATCAAATAATATAGCCGCCCATTACAGGCGGCTATTTTTTATTCGATTGCGTCCAGTTTTTTCATGACTGCCATGTATAACTTTCCGTTAATGATTTTAATGGTATCCATCAATTCGTTCATAACGGCAAAAATCTCGACGCTGTTCTTGCCGGAAACCGCAGACAGGAAATCGCTATCACCTGACACGTCAAGCGGTTCTGGCTGGGAAACTGCCGTTTTTGAAGAAAGCATCTTATAAAGCATCGCGCAATACAGCGGTGCAATTTTGTTCAGTGCTGCAAAAGATGTATCGTAATTAGCTTCCAATTCGAGCAGCGTCTTTTCGATTTCGGAATAGTCAATCATATGTATATACCATCTTTACATCTCACGATACATAGCCTGCATATTTTTAACTTCCTGCGCCTTATCTACCTGCTTGTCGTGCAAATAGTCGTATACGGCCTGCATCTCTGCTGGCGGCTCCCCGTGTTTTGCACGGTACTCCTTGATGATACTCGCGACTTCCGCGTGTAGCAGCGCCATGTGGCGCAACTCGTCGGTTGAGATGTCGTAAAATGTCTTGGCGAGTTCAGGACGTTCATCCTTGTACTTGACAGCGCACTTTGCGTACTTCCCCGCATCGTCAATCTCCTCGTCGATCATCGTTGACAGTTTTTCGATGAGTTTCATGGCGTACCTCACAGTTTGACGACCGTAACCGCAAGGTTATCGATAACTGATGCCGCGCCACCAAGGACGAACGACAGGATGGAACTTTCGCATCCACAAGCATTGCGAACGATGGCAGTCAGACCAATGTTAACGTCCGTCGCGGCAGCGGCAACAGTTTCCGAGCCAGTCGCGCCAATGATCGCAACGCCGTCTTTTTGTGCGGTGACAGACACAGTTCCGGCCGCTGCCGGTGTAACCGTTGCGGAAACATTCACAAAATAGTACCCGTTGCCGCAAAGCGTGATGGCATTACCATCCTGCTTAATGTTGCATCCATAACGCCGGGCGGTATTACCAACCGGGATGATGCCATCGACAGCGACTGCCGGTGCACTGGTGTTGGTGGTGTAAATTGCAGATTTACTCATAAAATCAATCCTTTCATAGTATGAAAAACGGGGCAGCTATTGCCGCCCCAATAACCTCGCCTAAAAGGGCGTTACCATTTTGCCGGTATCGGCAAAATGGTTTAGATGTTATTCCCGCAGCCGCAACCGCAGAACGGGGAATTGCCAGCACTGTAAGTGTAACTCATCGGGTAACGGACGACGCCGCAAAAACGGGAGTCCATTTCAAGGCTGGAAACCTTGTCACGAAGAGCCTGAATTTCGTTCGTCTGAATCATCGCGCGAGTAGCTTCACCCTCGGCGTGGATCGCCGTAGTGATGTCGCAAGCATTCTGGCTCATCTGGGCGGACAGGTTCGCCGTAGCAAGCCGATTGTCGCAGCAGCACTGCGCGATCTGAGCGGACAGGTTGCGACCCTCCGAGGTGATGGCGTTATTAAGCGCGAACGTGCTGTCGCAGATGCCGTTGCCGATGTTAGTCAGGCGATCGTTGATCTGGCCAAACTGCTGGCCGAACAGAATCTCCTGCTGGCTGGCGGCAGTTGCATACTGACCAAATTCGCCCTGTCGGTTTCCCCAGAAGCCGCCGCCTCCGCCCATGAAGACGAACAGGAACAGGATGATAATCCACCAAGCACCGCCATTATCGAAACCGTCATTACCGCCATCGACAGCAGCGCGAAGGTCAGAAAGACTGTAATTATCCAGAATAATCATTCCTTTCGATTTATTTAATAATCGGTGTGCACCCCTGATTATTTTTCGAAAAACTTTACCTTTTTATCAAAAAAGTGTTGACATTTGCGCATGTATGTGCTATTATATAATCACAGAGAGGGAAACAACAAAAAACATTAAACAAAGGAGAAAAATAAAATGAAAAAGTATTACATGACTGTTACCAGCAAAGACGGAGACATCATCTTTAAGAGTACAAGCGACAGCGCGAAAGCGCTTCTTAAGAGATACGAAAAGGCCGCGTTTTTCAGCGATGGTTCGATGAGTTCGATTTTTTACAATTCGAAGCAAGACACGAACATCACCGAAGATGTGATGATGCGCGTCTCCAACGGAGAGAACATCTAAAATAAATTTTATATCAGGGCGGCGAGACAGCCGCCCTTTTTTATTTAAGAAGTTGCATAAAAGACTGCGCCTGCTGTTTCAGGCTTTCAAACTGCGCTTGCGACATTTGGCCGGATGTGAGCATTTTCTCGATCTGCTGCTGGGCCTTTTGCGGCGTCATTGACTTTGCAAACTGCCGGAATTGCACGATCATCTGCATGGGGTTATTTCCCACCTGCATCTGCTGCATCGGGTTCGCACCGAAGATGCTGCTTGCCATTTAGCACCATTCCTTTCAATTCGTCGAATTCTTTGCGCGTCACGTAATCTTCCGGTGCGGAAGCTGACTGCATATCATCGCACGGTGAAAACTTGAACCGCCTGATGGACGCGAAGCCTGCGCCGTCAGTACTTTTGATGTAAAAATAATCCTCGTTCGCGTCAAAAAGCGCGACAGAAGCGTTCGCGCCCATCTGATAGGCTTGTGCGCCTGGGAGCCCGTTCACGCGGATGATCTGGCTCGGCTGGGTGTTCGTCTGCCCCTGCGCCGACATCGCGTTGAGCCTATCCATATACGGATTGTTATATTGCATTGGATTCATATACGGATTGTAATATGCCATGATAGCACCTCGTTTCTGCTTCCATGGTATCTCAGGCGGATGGAAAACGAAAGCAAGTAAAGGTCTGAATTTCGTATGGATTTTGTATATTTTTTGAGAAATGTATTGACAAGTTAACGAAAATGGTTTATATTATAATTGCAAAAAGGAGATGATATTTTGCCAAGAAAAGCTAAAGACAACGCGTCCGGCGTCAAAGACCTTGCACTATATGTGCTTCGCGCAGCAGCTTTTGACATCCAAAGCGGAGGAAGGGAAGAAGAAAGGTGCATCAAAGAAATCAGGGCTGGAGGCATCGACCTGTATCTTGGATTGCTTGAAACAGAAATGACCGCAGAAGAGTTCATTTCGTTTTCAAAAAAAGGAGGTAAAAATAATGTACAAATGTCTTAACTGCGGCCACGTTTTCGACGATGGCGAGCAGGCAAGATGGAAAGAGGATGACGGCTGGCACGACGGATGCCCTGTGTGCAAAGAAGCATACGGAGAGACGATGCATTGCGCGAGATGCGGCGAAGAGTTCCTCGACGATGAATTATTTGGCGGTTACTGCTTCGACTGTCTGGCGGATATGCTTACGCCGCAAACAGCGCTTGCGTATATGCTTGACAAAAATCTGTTCGCAAGATATATGTTCGACCAGTGCTGGAAATCGTCCGTGCCGGATAGAATCGGAACGCCGCTGGAGCTGGTGATGCTGAAAGAATACTATGATTTCGTGCTTCGGTATGAGCAAGGAGATGGCGGCGCGTATTACCAGATGAAACTTCTGGAAGATTTTATTTTCAACGTCGACGATATTTGTGAAAAGGAGAGATTCGGCGATTGGTGCGCCGAGAAAAAGAAAGGGTGATTGTATGGCAGTACTTTGCATGGTATACGGGCAGAGCGGCACTGGGAAGTCTACAAGCCTGAGAAATTTCGACCGGGACGATGTTGCAATCGTTAATGTGTCCGGTAAGCCGTTGCCGTTCAGAAACGACTTGAAAACGTTCAAAAGCGATAATTACGCCGCTATCACGCGGGCGATTAAGGCCGCGCCGCAAAAGTCAATCGTGATTGATGACGCAACTTATCTGATGGTCAATGCGTTTATGCGTAGTGCGAAAGTCGTCGGCTACCAGAAGTACACCGATTTTGCGTGCGATTTTAACAGCTTGATTGATGTGTGCGGCCTGTTACCAGATGATAAAATTGTGTATTTCATCGGCCACAGCGATCAAAAGGACGATGGATCTGAACACTTTAAAACCATCGGAAAGATGCTTGACAACTACGTCACGCTGGAAGGCAAGTTTACGATCGTGCTAAAAACCGTCGTGCAGGATGGCGCATATTACTTTGCGACACACAACAGCGGGCAAGACACTGTAAAAAGTCCGATGGGTATGTTCGACAATGACCTGATCGACAACGATCTGAAAGCGGTTGACGATGCAATCAGAGAGTACTGGCAGATGGGAGGGAGCGAGGATGCCTGATTTCGAATCCGGCATCGCGTCTTATGTCCACGCAACTGCCACAGTGGATGTGTTTTTTCCGGTTGACAAGCGCGGCACGGCAGACATTAGCTGCCACCAGTGCCCGTACTTGTCCAGCAACGAGCGGATGTGCCAGCTAAACAAAGAGCCTACGGCATATCCTAACAAGTATGTAGGCGGCAAGTGCCCGCTTAAAATAACAAATAACATGGAGGCAAACGAAAATGAAAGCATTTGACGGTTACAAAGCAGAGGCCATGCGCATGAGCGAGCCGCTTCCGGCTGGCGGCTATGTCGCTAAAATCATGGGGGCAGAGGTGAAGTCTTACACGTGGGGCGAACAGCTTGTGATTTCGTTCGACATCGCCGAGGGCGATCACAAAAACCACTTCGCGGAGGAATGGAAGAACAACCAGAACGAGGACAAAAAGTGGAAAGGAAATTACCGCCTGACCGTACCGGATGAAAGAAACCAGTGGGTTGACAGCCAGAAGCGACAGTTTGGCAATGCAATGTGGGCAATCGAGCAGAGCAACCCCGGATACCACTGGGATTGGGACGAAACCGGTCTTAAAGGCAAGACCGTGGGCGTGCTGTTCCGTAACCGCGAGTGGGAATTTAATGGTAACACCGGATGGACAACCGAATGCGGTATGTTTCTTGACGCGCAGGCCGCCCGCGACGGCAAGTACAAGCCTATGAAAGACCGTCCGCTGAAAAAGAGTGTGCAGGAATCCACGACGTTCACGGAGCTTCCGGCAGAGGATGACGGAGACCTCCCGTTTTGACCAAGATTGAATGACCCCACCTGAAATACAAAAAACGCTATCGACCATGACTATCATTGTCGATAGCCGAGAGCACGAAACGCCGGAGGCCGTCAAAAGATGGAATTCCTTCGGCGTTCCGTGGGAGCGCGCGAAGCTGGATAGCGGCGACTATTCTGCCGTGTTTGTGCTTCCAGGCGAGCAAAAATGGCGCGTACCGTGCTGCATAGAACGGAAAATGTCGTTGAGCGAGATATGCTCGAACTTTTGCCAAAACCGGCAGAGGTTCGTGAACGAATTCGAGCGGTTAAAACGGTCAGAAGAGCGGGTGTATCTGCTAATTGAGGGCGCAAGCTGGGAAAAAGCATATTCTGGTCGGTATCGATCAAATATGCTCCCGCAAGCCCTGATTGCGTCATTGCTTGCATGGTCTGCAAGATATGATGCGCGCATTGTTTTTTGCCAGCCAGATACAACGCCGAAACTAATACACGATATTTTATATCGGGAAGCAAAGGAGCGATTGCAAAGTGAATTTTGAAACTCGCACACCTACGGGATGCGAGGAGGTAAAAAAAGAAAAGCGAAAAGGGAACTACAAATACACAAAAAACAGAGAAACTGCGATTAAAATGCGCGAAAACGGTATGTCATTCCAGCAAATCGCAGATGAACTCGGCGTTACCAAGCAGCGCGTATCGCAATATTGCGCCGGTGTAAATGCAAAACATTACCGTTTTTGCGGCGAAAAAACGTGCATTTATGTCGGTTTGCGCGATTGGATGAATAGAAGCGGAGTAAACACAACCGTGCTGCTGCAAATGATGGGATATGTTTATAATCCCGGCTCGACCGAAAGATGGCGAGGAAAATTTGCAGGAAAAAGTGCGCTTAGAATCGACGAAATCAAAAAAATTCTTGCCGTTACCGGCCTGACGTTCGAGCAGGCTTTTGGCGAGGTGGAGGTAAAAAGTGATTAAAGATAGTGGAAATAGAACGGCATTTAGTACGGGCGCGGTCAGAGACATTCACGACGGCAAGGGGAGATTTGATCTGCTGCCGATGTGCGTTCTGCTCCGACTTGCGAAACACTATGAAGTGGGAGCAAAAAAATACGCGGAAAGGAACTGGGAACAGGGCATCCCAGCACACAGTTTCGCCGACAGCGCAATGCGGCATCTGGTTAAGTACATGGACGGTCAAACCGATGAAGATCATCTGATCGCTGCCATTTGGAATCTTTGCGGCCTTGCATGGACGGAGGAAAAGCGGCCAGAGATGATGGACATTCCCGCGCGGATGCAAAGCAAAAAGGCACAGTCATCAGCAACCGCCACAACCGGAAAAACTTGCGTATCTGCCATTTTCGAGAATGGTGGGTATACTATCTACAATAACGGCAAAATCGTTGACAGCGGCGTTTCCGCGCCAAGAATGCGCGAGATTATTTCAAAGCTGGAGGGCAAAGATGGGAACGTTCACTGAAAATTTCCGTGAGATTCGGGAAAGAAGAGGATATTCGCTCAATCGGCTGCAGGGCATAACCGGCATTAGCCGTGCAACGCTGTCGAACTACCAGACAGGGCGCGTATCGCCGCCTTTAAACAGATTGATCGCAATCGCAGACGCGCTGCACGTTAGTCTTGATGATCTGACGGGACATATCGCAAAACCGTCATTCGAAGAGAGGTTCAGTCGATGAACGTTGAACTGATTAAATATCCGTCAGACGCCGACTGGATGTTTTGCAAGGAATGTACCCTTGTGACCGTGGGCAAGCACCCAGTCAAGCCGCCGTCGCAGACGTGGAAAAGCGAGATTTTGGAAGCGCGGCATAGCCCGATCAGAACGCTACAATTTGCGTTTAGAATTACCGGTTTGCCATACTGGGTGAGTGTGCATTTGTGCAGGCACGTTCATGCGCAACCGTTTGTACGCAGCCAGCGCAACGACCGGCAGAGCGATTATGACCGCACGAAAGCCCCGCAGGACGCGCCGGTTGATATGATATGGTATCTAAACGCGGAGGAGCTGCAAATCATCGCTAACAAGCGGCTGTGCAACATGGCCAGCCCGGAAACGCGCGAGGTTGTAAAAAAAATGTGCCGCGAGGTGCTAAAAGTGTGCCCGGAGTTTACGGGGCTGCTTGTACCATCTTGCGTCTATCAGGGCGGTGTATGCCACGAATTCAATGGGGGATGCAAAAAAAATAAAAAAACTACTT